AAGTTCTTCACCGCGAAACGCGCCGCGAGTCGAGCAAACGTCGATGAGTTGAACGACGGCAACAAGGTCGTTAATGTCGATGGTAGGTTTTTGTTGTTCGGTGTTCATGTGTTTTAGTTGGATTCGATGCTAGGCTTTAGCGGCTCGACGATGACCTTGCCGTTGTCATCTGTCCAGTCGGTTTCCATCATGTGCGGGTCTTGACGTTCGCCGATCACCATCCACGAAATCTCATCAACGCAATCGGCATCCTTGGCCTCGATGGTAAGGATGTTGCCAGTGACCTTGCCGCGAACTGCCGTCCAGCCGCTTTCGTTGGTCGTGAAGCATTGCACGTCACGGCACAGCACTTCAAACGTGCCCTCGGTCATGGTCGCGGCGGCGTCGATGTTCACCGATGCTTTGCCATCAATCAGCACAACCTTGCCGCGATAAATGAGGTCAGCTTGCGGGCCTTCAATGAAACTGTGAACAAGTTGATGCGTGGCCGATTTCTCGGGCAACGGATGCTCAATGCGGAAGGAGCCTGAACCTTTGGAGAGCGCGCCATCCACAACAAGTCCCGAACTCATCCGCAAATTAGAGCTGTCGTTCATTCCAATCTTGCTGTAAGTCGTTCCATCAATCTGAAAACGAGTACCGTTGCTGTCCCATGCTGCGCCATTAGATCGGTTAAATCGTAGGGTTGCTGAGAGCACTTCACCCGTCACGGCGAGGCCGGTGGAGGAGATCGTAGCAACGCCACCAGCACCACCAGCATAGAACTTTATGTTTTGCCCGCCGTTGTTTGCGTAAAACAATAAATCTGTCGATGTACCGCCAAGTATGCCAGATGCTTGTCCAATTTCAGAATAAGCAGTTCCGTTAGTTCCAAAACGAACACTTGCGCCTCCATTGGTTCCGCTGCCACCTAACATTTGAAGCAATGCAAGTCCGGTGCTTGTATTATTCGCACCAATCGTTGCCGTGCCGCTCGCGCTCAACGCGCCAGTAACAGCGAGTCCGGTGGAGGACAGACGCATCTGCATATTGCTGCCAGCATTAGCCGAGAACGCTATACCGCTTGGGCCGCGAATGATGGTGTCGTATGCAGTGCAGCCGACAATAAGGTTATTGGTAGCATTGCCTTCAGCTCCAAAAAAAGTGTCGCCTCCGGTGTTTGAAAATCGCGCAACAGCTGAACCAGTCGTTGCTCCAGAAACACGAATTGGAATCGTGCCGCCAGACGTGTTAAGAATGTTTCCACCGCTTGCCGTGATGTCTAGCGTCGCGCTCAACGTCGTAAACGCGCCTGCCGATCCCAGCAAAGCAGGTGCGCCAGTTGACCCACTATTGACCGCCAAAGCCGTAGCGATGCCCGTGCCGAGACCGCTGACGCCCGTGCTGATGGGCAGGCCCGTGCAGCTCGTAAGGGTGCCGCTGGATGGTGTGCCGAGGATTGGCGTGACGAGGGTTGGCGACGTGGCAAACACCGCCGCGCCACTACCAGTTTCGTCGGTCAGCGCACCCGCAAGATTGGCCGAGGTGAAAGAGCCGAGAGAGGTGGCGTTGCCAACTGATGTAACCGCGCCAGTTAGATTGGCATTGGTGACCACCGTAGTTGCAAATGAGCCTGTACCGCTACCTGTGACGCCGCCTGTAAGGGTGATGGTCTGGTCGCCCGTGTTCGTGCCGCTGAGGTTGCTACCCGTCACTGCACCAGTAGCCGCGATTGTGCTGCTTGCCGTAACCGTTGTGAAGGCACCCGTAGATGGGCTAGAAGCCCCAATGGCTGTGTTTGTAAGGCCAACCGACGAATAGTCCGTGCTCGCCCCAACAACAGCCCCAGTGCGACCAAACACGCTAGAAACAGCGTCCGTCAAATCAACCTTCTCCCATGCCGTACCGTTGCTGATAATCCAGTCGCCAATGGCAAACGTAATGCCAAACTGCGTGCCAGCCGTGCTGACAACGTAATAGTCGCCCTTGGTCGAAGCCGCAGGAGAGCTATTCAGCGTTGGGTTATTTGTGGAAGCATTCCATGTTCCCTTGTAATTGACCGTGCCGCTAACAATCAGCGGGGGAGAATAGTTGATAATTTGGTCAAAAATGCCGGACATGGTTAAATGTAGTTGAGTTCGCTAATCGTGAATACGCCAGTACCGCTAACCGCAATGACTTTGGCGTTCTTTGCCCAGCCCGCGCTCCAGATGCCGCTATTACCATCCTTGAAGATGTGTCCAGCGGTGGTGGTAGGGGTGGAGCCATCAATAGTGAGACGAATGTCAGCGCCTTCCAACGTCCAGTAGATGTGGCTAGTGTTGGGATTGAGGGCCGCGACAATGAAGTTGGAGGCTGTGGCACCAACCGAGAGGGTACGCATGGATGTTCCGCTAACCGGAAGAACCTGCATTGGGCCATTAACTATGCGTGAGTTTGACATAATTAGACGGTGAATGGAGTTGCCTGAACCGAAGCATCCGTAGCGTTGGCACGAATGAACTTAGCGGCCATAGCCGTGTTCTTGTTCCAGAAGAACGGAGGGGTAAGTTTCTTAAACAGATGGCCGTTGGTGGAGCTAGGATTGCTACCATCAAACGTCACCATCACATCGTCGCCCTGAATATCAATGAGGACATACTTGGTTTTGGCAGACGACCAAGCATTCGTGAGACTAACTACCGCCGTGCTAACCGCAAGGCGTTCGTCCGTTTCACCAGTTGGCGTAGGATAGAGATTAACAACGAGGGAGTTATTCATTGACGGGATTGTGTTGAAACGTAGGTAGAAATGCGGCGAAACAAAGCATTGTTATTGCGCTGATTTTGAGCTTTGCTTAACTCTAGCATGAGATAGTTCATGGCAATTTGCTCTTCAGCAATGGCTTTGTCAACCTGACCATCCATACGCAAGAAGTCGGCATAGGTGGCATGGGCAGCGTAATAGAAGAACTCCAAGGGAATGTCCGTTGAAATGGCCGTATAGGGGCCGGGCCATTGCTTTTTGTAACCAACCCAGAAACCAGAGTTGCCTGTGGCGTTGTTAATAACCGTCGCACCATCGCTATCAACAAAGAACTCATACTCGCAAAATCCGTTAGTGCTAAACGGATTGGCGTTCCAGATACGGTTGAAGTCAGAAATGTCGGCAATGGCAACGGGAGACACGGTAGCGGTGCCGCTGTAAGTCTCGGAACCTGCGCCAGAGCTCAGGCTGTAAGTGAACGTGTCATTCTCCACGTTCGTTGTCTCAATGCCAGTAACCGTAAAGGTGCCGTTGGGAGTCACTGTACCGCTAAGGCCGCTAATCGTAACACTCATGCCAGAGGCAAACGTCACTGCGGCTGTGCAAACAATCGTAACCGTGGTTGCCATTCGACTAGCAGACGAAGAAGCGCGAATGCCAGCAACATTGTCATACTCGCGGGAAATGACGTTGTTGACGGCTGGCCTAACCTGAGCCCCTACGATGTAGCGTGGCCAAGTGGGGCTAAAATCATAGGCTTCGTACAAACGACGATTGGCCATTGACAGCACCTTGGACTGTTCAAGCGTGGTGAACGCATCAACGCCCGATAGGGCTTGAACAAGAGTCAGCAGGTCAGAGTATGATTTGTTTTGCATTATACCTTGTTAGGGGAGAGTTCTGGCATCTTCCGATTGAAGAATCGCATGAAGTCTTTGCTGTGAACCGTCTCATAGCCATACTTCTTAACCAGTCGGAAATACTCGCGTCCGGGAATGACGCCTATACATTTGCCTAAGCCGGGAATGCTCTTGTGATTCTTCATCACAGAGGCTTGTGCGCGAGCTACATTGGTGCGCTCAAACTCTGTGGCCTTTTCCTCAACAAGACTTTCTTTAACGAGATTGAGAAGCTCGTTATCAATTTCTTCTTTGGAGTAGGTATGTGGTTTATGGATGATGTTCATGCAAAACAAAAAGGCCACCCCAATTAAGAGGTGGCCAATTTTAACACGAACTAAGCCTAGCTTAGGCGAGGCTAACCAGACGGAACTTGAACTTAACCTGACCAGCGGTGAGCTCGTTGAGCGAGTAATCCGTACCAGTCGAGACGTTGGGGATGAACTTCAGATCAATGGTGTCGGCCACGGTATAAACCTTGCCGTTTTCATTGTCGATGTAAGCACCCGTGTCAGCAACGAAGGTGATTTCTGTCTGGTCAACGTGCAGGGCCGCAGTTGTCAGAAAGCCATCATCATCCGTGCCGTCGCCAACAATGACGTTCAGCTCATCGCCGCCGCCGCTGTCGTCGAACGCAGTCATCAGGTAGGCCGAGACATCCGTAACCATCGTCCCGGCAGGGATGACGTATGTGAATGTCTTGGTCGCGTTATCAGCCAAAACGCCAGCATTAGCAACCGAGAAGGCTGCGAAGTCAATAATGAGCTCGTCGGACATACCGAACGCGCCTTCGTTAACAGTGAGTTTAGGCATATTATTATTCCTTTCTTGGGATTATGTGAGGGCCGTAATCTTGCCGTGAGCACCGGGGTGTTTCACGATAAGAGTAAGAGCGCAGTCAACGTAGCCACGTTCGCCACCACCGAGATTGGGGAGACGGGTCGAGCCAGTTGGGATGAGTTCAGCAACACCGTAGTACTCAGGGTTAACCAAGTAGCCAGTGTCTTTGTTGGTCGTGTCAGGAGCGCAGTCAGGATTCATGTTCACGATGGACACGATGCCGTGGTCGCTCTCATAGAGCTCAACGGAGAGCTTGATGGAGGCTTCGCCACCGCTGTACATCACTTTACGAACCGAGTAGTCAGAGCTACCGGAGGTGCGAGCAAAGTCGCTGATGACGCGACGGAGCGCGGTGTCAGCAACAAGCGTCAAACCATTGCTCATGCCAGTAACGCGGAAGATGCTGGTGATGAGGTTGTTGAACACGGTTTCCGTGAAGGTCGTGCCAGAGCCTTGAATCGAACCAGCAGGGGTGCGATAGGACGAGGGAACGTCGGCTGGGCCCGCGCTATCAATCCAGTCGCCAAGACCACGAAGGCCGTAAGGCGTACCAGCGCCGTCTTCAGCAGAACGGTCGTTATTGGAGCAGAGGGTAGCTTCGATGTCGCGTTTGATTTCGCGGACAGCTTTCGCTTCGGCTTGGGCAATCTTCGCTGGGCCAACGCTGTCAACAGCGTTTTGCAAATCGCTAACCATGTAGTCGCGACGGAACTTTTGGATATAGTTACCGAGGCGAGCGCGGTTAGAGAATTTGTCGGTGAACGAAGTGACGTCAGCACCTTCGGAAACGCCCGTTGTGACGGGGCTCGAAAGGCTGTCCACAGTCCACTCAACGTAGGTGGCGGAAGCCTTGGATTTAGCGGCAGACGAAAGGACGGGTGTTTCCTCGGGAGCGAGAATCGTCAGAACGTCTGTGAGGTCTTCGCGGTTAGAAACAGCGGAGCCGGGATTAGTTGTATCAAATGTGCCTGAAAAAGACATGGTATTAAAAGTTTACTTACGTTTGGTTTTTTGGAGGGTGCGGAAGGCAACAAAGTCGCTAATGCTTCCTGAGTCCATAAGGCGCGTTCTGGCATCCTTCACAGCCTTTTCGCCCTTTGCCGCAGGACGCTCATTGAGAGCGGCAGACGACTCTGGACTACCGGGCGGATTGACCTTGTGACTCGGCTTATCGAGATTGATGAGCTTGCGGCCATACAGCGAGTTAGCAGCGTGTGCCAACAGGTATGGGAGTTGTGGAGCAATTTCTGGCATCACATCCTCAATATTCTTGAGGCGTGGGTCGCTCATCATTGCTTGGTATTGGCGACGAACATCGTTGTCTTCTTGCGAAGACAGCCAATCCAACTCTTTTGTAGCTTGGTTCTCAAAGGCGGAACGTAGCGACTTGCGCTGTTCCTTAGCATTCAACTCTTTTTGCTGGGCGGGAAGATACTTGTCTCGCGCTTTACGAGCACGACGCAAATGATCTTTTACCTCAGCCTTGGTGAGTTCTTTGCCATCCACTGTGGCGGCAATGTCCTCATATCCAAGAGTCTCAGCTTTATCAAGAACATCCTCAGCCCACTCAATCACTTCGTTAACTTGCTCGGATTGTTTACCAAGTTCGTCAGCGGTCTTGATGTGTTCGTAGGGGTTGTTCTCTACCTTTGGCTCAAGGGCGGTTTTACTGGTTTGCTGTTGGATATAAGACTCCATTTGCGCCATGCGCTCTTCAGCCATTTTTCGTTTGGCTGTGAGTTCAGCAATGCGCTTAAGCAGACCCGATTTACCTTTTTGAGCAAGCTCGGCAATGTCATCATCTGACAGTTCCGTTAGGTCAAGTTGTGAAAGAACTTCCTTGCCTTTGGCATCGGTCGTATTCTGAGGTTCGCCACCTTCCTGTGAGTCTGGCGTTTCAAAATCTTCCTTGTCCTCTGGCTCGGCCTTCGGTGTGGGCTCTTCGTCAATCTCTTGCTTCTGTGTTACAGGAGCAGAGGGTTTGGCGCGAAGCTCACCCAAACGACGAATAGCATACTGACTCGTCGTGATATTAGACTGTTCATTGTTCACTGTGGGTTTAGCGTCCCCAGCGGCGGACGGTGCGACATTAGACATATTATTGTGTTCCGCTGACTTTACGCCACAGCGATTGCGTAGGGCCATCATAGCAAAGATTTTCCTTGCTATTTTATGACCAGACGCAAAAATGTCTTAGTGCCCTTGTAGCTCAGTGGTAGAGCACCAGTTTTTAACCAACTTAATAAGATATGCTTTCGTAGCTTAATGGTGAAGCACGGCTTTTGTAAAGCTGAGATTGCAGGTTCAAGTCCTGTCGAAAGCTCCACTACCGTCCCATCCGTCGAAGCTGGATTTGATTGAATCCACCAGCTACGAGGATTTCGTCGCATTGAAGAATGCGCCCACTAATCTGCTGAATACGATCAGCACTCACATCGTGCAATTGCTGAATGAGAGACTCACGGGTGCCGTGAATCTCTTCAAGAAAATCAACAAAAGTTTCGTTGTGTGAGAGCTGTTCTAGTTTCTTAGTGTCCATGAATTACTGTTGTTGTGAACCGGGAGCCATGCCCGCAGGGGCTTGTTGCATACTCTGAGTTTGCATACCACCCATTTCGGCAGGAGCCGTACCAATACGACCAATCTGCGCGTTCTGAGCTTGCTGCATTTGGAACTGATATTGCTGGGCGTACTTCTGGAAGCGGGCCGCAAAAGCCTTATCCTGCTGTAAACGCTGCATAACGTCAGGCTGCTGTGAATACTGCTGCAAGACTTGCATAGCGACTTGAGCACCATTAGGACGGGCACCCACTTCAATGCCAGCATAAATCTTGGACAAGTCATCTGTGACCATCTTGACGATTTGCTCTTGGGCTTGCTCGCGTGGACGCAGGATGGCGTCAGCAATGACGGGATTGATGGCTGCGCCGCTAATTTCAAGCAACGCATCAACGTCAATGCGCCCATTACGATCAAGCTGCATCAGTTGAACAAACTGTCCGAGCTGTGTTTCCACATTATCGGGGTCGTTGTGCAGAACGTCGTAATTGATGATGATGTCGAAGTTTTCGTTGGGGTCGCCCTTGCTGAACTTCTGTGGGTCGGACACGCCTGTAACACGGAAGAACACTTGGTCTGGGCCAAAACGCTGATAGCACTTGTAGGACAAGCGAAGCACGTCCTTAACGTGCGTCAAAAACTTATCAACGAAGTATTGCTGTTGGATTGTGGCTAGAGGATTGCCAACGTCCAAGCCAATGAGCTTGTCGGCTTGCGTGAGAAGAGTGTTTTCCATCTCCACGGAGCCGGGATTGTATTGTGGCGTTGGGCCATAACGAATCTCCCCTTGGCGGCGATAGGGCAGGAGACCACCGGGACGAATATCGCTGGGCGGAAAGCCCATTGGATGCTCAATCCAAGGAAGGGTGGCAAGAGAGTTACGGTCTGTACGGCTATCGCGCTCCACTTTGGTCTGCCACTGAATGCCCTTGAGCAAATCAGCAAAACTCTGGAGGTCGTAGAGACGTTTGTTGTCTTCGCTAATCTTGGTTACGACAAACGGGTAGTCTTCGTAGCCGTTAAGCAACTCATGCTTGGCGTAGTCTTCGACATCAGGCTTGCTGATGACATCTTTATGGAAAACTGTGCAGTAGATGCCTTCAGCGTTGTCTTCATCGACAAGACGCTGGTAGCCATAAATCACTTCAAAGAGCTCACTCGCGTCATACGTCGTGGATTTGTAGGTGAAGTTGGTGTTGTTACTGTTGTTGTTAATTGGGTCGCCTTCTTCGCCGCAATTCTCAATGACATAATCAACCCAGCTCTCATTCCAACCTTCGGTGGCAACCTTGTTCTTGAGCTGTTGGGCGCTCATTAACACGCGCCAGAAGCAATAGGGCACCTTCTGTGGGTCTGTGGTGTAGGCGGGGAATAGAACGTCGCCGTCTGGAGCAATACATTGAACCAGCGGGCAATCAACGCTACGACGGATGATGGGAAACTCAGCGGTTCCCGTCTTGCGTAGGTCATTCAAGGCGCGTTTGGCCTTCTGATCGGTCATGCCATTGAACTGACCCTTGAGGAGTTCAACGAGTTGACTGTCAGATTGCTTTTCAAGGATGGCTTTTACCAAATCAGGGCTAACCTGCTGGAGTTGCTCAAGGGTGAGCTTCTGCTTGAAGATGCGGTCTTCCTTCTGCCAGCCGACATAGGTAATCATTATGCCGCGCTCAAGGAGGTAGTTGGCACCCAGCTCCATCTGACGCTTGAACTGAGGAATGTAACTAGCCACCATCCATTTGAGGAATGCGCTAGTGACGCGAGCCCGGCCAATGTCGCCCGATTCTACGGGGTAGGCACGGATGTTGGCGCGATTGAGCGAAGAGATGAACATCGCCACATAGCGATTGATGCGTTCGTCAATTACATGGGCCTCCTGATCGGAAGCACCTTTCCACGGGAAGGCATCACTGCCGTTCTTGCGTAAGTCGTCAGACTTCCCAGACCACAAGTTACGACGATTATCATACGCATCAGCGCATTGATTGAAGTAGAAGTTGAGGTCGGTGGTTGTCCGTTCATACGCATCACGAAGCGCCAATACATTTGGCGAATCCTGAACGTAAATAAGTGCTTCTTGATTATCAGTTTCCATTTAGATTTTGCTCGATAGAGCGAATGATGCGATAGGCTGCGCCTTTATCAATGGCAACTTTGTCGGCTAGGACAGCCGCTTCAATTGGTTGGTACTCAGCGTGAAGCATTCGTTGCAGAATTTCAAAACCCAGAAGACGATCTACCTGTTCGTCCTGCCACTTGGGGTCTAATGTAATATCAGACTCCAAGCATTTCATGGCGATAGGTAGTTCCACCGGATGCGTCTGTAATTGCGTCAACATTGATGCGTTTGCCCAACAGTTTACCACGGAGCTTGCGAGGGATTGCAACGGGCACCTTGCCCTGATGCCCTTCCAGCTTGGCGTAAACCCAGCGCGGGTTACGAGCTTCCATAAGAACTAACGCCCTAATCTTGTCTGGAACAGCAAGAGGAACGTCAAACGACAGCTTGATGAGCTCCACTCCTTCCTCAGTGAGATAGGTGTTCTTGCCATAACCAGAGTAGTGCAAGCCCTCCGTTAGTTTAGACGACTTGATTTTAAGCAACTCGTTGACTGTCTTGCCCAGCTCATCAGCCAGCGCGATGATTTTTACTTTAGCCATTAGTATCCGCCCTTTCGTTTTGATTGTTGTATCGTCTTGTCCACCCAACGTATGCCGTCGATACAGGCATAGCGTATTACGTCCACAGGGTCTTTCCATGCTTCGTCGCTTCCGCCGTCGCCTGTGTATTCCTGTAAAGCTGTGATGATGTTCTCGCACCTATCCGAGACGTAGAACCGTGGATGGTTGATGCCATCAATCTTGGCCTTACGATTGTAAGCCATCTTGGTTTGAATGGCCTGAATGCCATCCTCGATGTCTAGGCCGGGAGCTGGATTGAACGTGAGCCCGTTGTCTGCCAAGTCCTCGATGATGGAGCTTGCCCCATTCTGCGACTGGTACTTGGCTGCACCCAAACGTGGGTCAATGAGCCTGTCTAAGATTTCCTCGCTGTCGTCAAGGCCGCTATGGAGAATCCGGGCAGTGTCATCATGTGCTTTGCCCAGAATGCGGATGTGTCCATCCGTCAGCAACAGAGTGCCATCTATGATGCCTTGCCAGAAGAGCTGCGTAAGAAGACCCTGAGCGCAGAAGAGAACATTAGCTACACACGCAAGAATGGTTTCTCTAAGAGCAGTTTGATTCTTCCCGGCACTCGTAGCCACATCATCTTCAAAACCTATGCACAATTCCTCAACAACGACACCATCTTGGAAGGCGCGGAGCTGGGCAGCCGTGAACCTCTTTGGCTTAACATCGGCGCTTGGTGTGACGAGTATCTTATTGGCCCTGAGTTGCTCACTACTCTTCGCTTCCGCCTTGCTACAAGGAATGCTAAAATTATTGTTACGTTTACTCCTATTGACGGCTACACAGAGGTTGTACGAGACTATCTGGAGAAAGCACGAACAGTTGAAACTAAGGTTGCAGAACTTCTAAACGATAGGCTGGTGCCGTTTGTTCAGCACTCGGCGAACAGAAGTAGCGGCATCATCTATTTCCATTCCAAGGACAATCCGTTTGGCGGATATGAGCGCATTGCTCAAGACTTAAAAGGACGAGCCGAGGAAGAAATCCTTACACGCGCGTACGGCATCCCTACTAAGAATGCGTCCAGACGGTTCCCTATGTTCTCGCGTGAGGTGAATGTCATCACGCATGACACGATACCTGCCGATCTAACACGCTACATGAATCTCGACCCTGCTGGGCGTAAGAACTGGTTCATGTG